GTTTATTCCACATATAGGCTGTTGAGATATCGATAGGAAACTGGTACATCGCATAATCATCATTGCCATTAGATGCGGGATAGGTTTCGATATTTCTTGCGGAAGATGTGCGCTTTACGCTTTCGCACATACGCGCAAATTCCCTTGGCCGTCCGCGTGTCGGGCATAGCAGGGCAATGGTCATTTCGTCACCTCATACGCTGCCGCCGGGACATGTGAGATATAACCGTTAGTCTGGAAATCCTCGTATTCATCCACCCATAATTGGGCGTAAGGAACATCCTTGCACTGGTCAAACCACGGCCCACCTTCGGTAAAGTGAATCACATCCGGTCTATGTCCGCGCTCCGGTGGCAGTTTAGGGCTCACGCCGGTAATGTAATTATAGCTGTATGGAAGTTGGCCTATCATCTCATCAGCCAGCCATGTAAAGGCATGTAGCTCCGAGCCCTTCATGCAATTAACAACTTCTTCCGTCAGTCGTTTATTATCCGGGTGGCCACAATTCCATAGCACGAATGATGACCAGTTCTTACGGTGGTAACGAAGCTGCTCACGGTCATCCATCTTCTTACCCGGAACGGGATTATGATTATGCTTTACGCACATCACCGCGTATTTATCATCGCAAAGCGCAAAGAGCCGCCCAATGTCAGACAAGAACAGCATGTCCGAATCCATAAACAGCGCCCATCCCTTGAAGCCCATCAATGACGGAACGAGAAAACGCGTATGGGAGAACTCAGTAGTGAATGGCTTATTATCGATCAGATCCCGGAAGTCGCCGGTATCCGATTCGATCAGCCAAGGGCGGGTGAACTTACCTTCCTTGCGAAGGTCCCGATGTTTTAGATGTGTGATTGATAGATTGCTTTTAGTCCGCTTCCTGATGGAATGCTCACAGACTGAGGCGGCAACGGCTTCTCGGCTATCCCATCCGATGTAGCAGTGTAATGCTTTATCAAATCCCATGCTCTGCCTTGTCTTATTTCGGCCAGTGTGAATTGATGCGCTTGCATCGCTTCAAATAGCTCAAGGCGATTGTCTTGCATGGTGTGAGAATTTTCTATCAACGTTTGGAGATCGGTATTGCCTTTTGATGCAGCCCACGATCCGACGATGGAATGATTAGGATCTGATAATACCGGAATGCCGCATTGCAGCGCTTGCCAGCCTACGGAGGAATTAAATGTGATGACGGCGCTCGCGTGGTGCAGATGTTCGCTAATCGGCATTGGGTCGTTCTTATAGCGGACAATGGTAGGACCTGCGCACTTTGCCTTTTGCTCGGCAATCCATGATTCGAGTTTTGTGTAATGGCTCCCGCCTTCCCATGCGTGGCCAAGATTCCAGCCAAGGAAAAACTCACCGACATGCTCAGTGGGCGGAATGATTAGGGTATATTTGCCGCCAGTACGCCATGGTTCCAGTTTAATGTCTACCGGCTTTCGTGGGATGCCTTCATGCCATTTGGCTTGGGTTCCCTGAAAACTTATTCGATACTTACCGTCAAAATGGGAAGCCTGAGAGTACCCCCTGTCGATATTAAACCATCTACCGTTACCCAATCGTTCGGATTCCCGATATACATTGGCTGCACCGCGCAGGATACCGTAGGCGAGTTGAATGTCGCTCCGCAGTATTTTATCTGCACAAATTTCTCTGGTGTCATATATTTCTCCATCAAATCCCTCCGCTAATGCTTCTGCCACTGTACCCGCTATCGGGTGGCCGGTTTTCCATACAGCTATTGGCATGGCGTCTTATACCTGTATTTGTCGGCATAATCATGCAGATCATCCAAATTGATCTTCTCAGGCTTCCTCCGCTTGTCCGGTATCACCTTCGGCTTAATCAGCCTGACTGCTTTGGCTATCGGGTTCTTCTTTCTCATATCGGCTTCACTCTGTATGGGTCGCGTTTGTCTATCTTATGCTGTGAGCGGAGATTATGGAACTTGGTTCTGAGCGCCCTGTCCGCAAGCTCTTTATTAGTTACGGCCGCGCCCTTCCAGACGCTAGGTAAAAGCTCTAATGCCGTTGATGCGTGCGATGACCAATCATGGTTAGGGGTTTTCTTAAATATTTGCTGGTCGTCATCGTATTCAAAATGATAAGCCATAGCCGCTTCTAATCCATCGGCGCATGTCACATCGTTAAACCAGCAATATGGTAGCGTCCGCCTCAATCCGTCTATGCGGTTTGCATGGGTGGTCTCCGGTATCACCAGCAACCTTACTCCATGGTCTTTCCACGCCTGCTCTACGATAGACCGCCCGTTGGCCTCCATCAGCTTCTTACCAGCATCCTGCGGCACGTAATGGCCCTTGTATTTGTATTCCTTGTCTTTAAGGGTCTGGCAATAATGGCCTATGCCCTCACCGTTATTTTCATAGTAATCGATGAATATTATTTCTTTCGGCGCTTCCTGGTAGAACCATATCGCTGTCGTATCGGAATATCCCAAATCCCATAAAGTGCTGACCGGGTATTCCGGATCGTGCTGCACCTTATCGCTAATGCGGCCCTTGTCCTTTAGATCGGCTATCCATTTCGCATACACAGCACCAGAGAATCGAGTGTCGAACTCGCCTTCCCAAATATGCTCATATGCTTTTGGGTCTTTGGCCTTGAGCCTTAAGCGCTCTTTTTCCAGCACATCAGGAAAGAAAGGATTGTCCCTGTACGATACTTTCTTAACTATGAAATCCTCATCGGCATCAAAGATGAATCTCCTGTAGGTAGCATCCGTTGGTTGCTTGGTGTTGAACGATACCCATATTTCTGAGCCCTCCTTTCGGACCGTGGGGATAAGAACCTCCCAACTGCCGTCCGATATATTCTCGGCTTCCTCCGCCCATGCAATGTCGATGCCTTCGGTGGATTTAATCTCCTTGGCATTGTGCTTAAGCCCGTTGAATATAAACTCAGTGCCGTTCAGCCCTTTAATCGAGGTTTTCTGCACATCATAAAACTCATCCAGTCCTAGCTCGTCTATCTGGTCGCTTAGGAGTTTATGAACTGAATCGGTGATGGATTTCTGGAGCTCACGCGTGCATAGGATTCGCAATGGTCTTTGCGTTCCCATGATAAGAAGCGCATCCGCAAATCCCCATGACTTTGCCCCGCCTCGCCCGCCGTAATAGATCTTGTAGCGTTTTGGCTCAAAGAGATCCTTGAATATCTTCGGGATCTTGGCGTTAAAGCTTATCTCGTGATCAGACAAACTCAATCTTGCCGTTTACGGTAACAGCCCCCTTAAAGGTGGCATTCATATCAGCCGGTATAAGCTTGCTTGCCAGCTTGTAAAACTCCGTAGGATTCGCCTTACCCCACATCAGGAGATTAACTTTCTTATCCGCCTGCATCTCGGTAAAGACATGCTCAAATTCTGTCTTTACAACGCCGGTCAGCTTATTCGGAGTTCCCGCTTTTCTGCCTCCGGTTTTTGGGCTTCCTTTTGCTTTTGCCATAATTCTATTAAAGATTGCTCATACTTGTATTTTAATATTTATCTCGGCTCCTTCAATACCACCCTCAATTACAGGCTCACGTAATGCCCTTACGGGGAAAGGTCGCGTCGTGTTTAAGTCCGCTCCTACGCACCTGCTGCTAGCTGTTATCACGCCACCTTCTAGCTGGGCTTACCAGTATAATTCTCCTGACATTTCTGCTACTAACGTTCTTGATATGACTGCCGGTTGGATTCCTTTGATCTCGTGGATCTCGTGATACTTCATGCCGGATTTTATGAGTTTTCTAAGCTCCCTGGCTGTGGTCATGTCGTGTTTGGTTCGCTTGTGTCTCAGCTTTGGGAATGTGATTCCATGCTTTCTCATGCGGGAGATCATGACTTCAATTGCGTGGATAGAGCGTATAATCCCATCAGCTAATAGAATTTCGTGTATCTCGGCCGGGTTATAAAACATGCGGAGCTGTTTGATTCTTTGGATCTCACGGTTGGAGTAGAAATCGGTCATAATTTCTCCGCAATAAACTGCAACTTTTCCGGAAGCTTGAGCGATGTGTTTTGCCAATCCCTCGCTATCCCAAGCTGATCTCTTGTGTAGGTTTTTCCTTGCTCTAGTGTTTGGAGAATATCTTTTGGTACAAAAATCCGGGCATTCCATTCGCAGGTTCCGGAGCGTAATGCTAGCCATCCGCTTTCGCTCATGCATTACCCTTTCGCTCATTACATTTTCCATGGGCAAGCTGAACATTTGAAAATTCACTCTTACCGCCTTTGGACAGAGGTATTTTATGGTCAACCGTTATCCCTTCGAGGGTAGATATTGCCAGCTTGCAAATAGCGCAGTGCATCCCGTCTCGCTCGGCTATCGCCTGCCGTAGCATAAAGCTAAACATGGATTTGCAGCGGCCCTTGGCTTGCAATTTGCTCATGCTTCTACCTCTGGCCAGTGGGATTTTGTCGTAACTTTTATTGCCGGATATGACAAAGGCATCCAAAGCGTAGGCTCGCCTTCCTTAACTTCGCCCCACCCGCTCCATTTCCATCCGTACCCGTTGCACCATTTATCAGCAAAATGCGCTACAAACGGGCAATGGTATTGCTCCGGCCACCAAACTAAAATGTGTGTTCCGTCCTTTGGTGCAGAACTGATTGGTTGCCAAGTCATGCTTCCTCCAGTGGATCGGTGTAATAATATTTCATGCTGCTACCCCGAATGATTGTGCAAATGCGTCAATGTCCTCTTGCTTGGCCCCTTCGCGCTTCATGGTTTCGATGGTGCGCGTAACTTGCTCATGTACGCTTGGTTTAGGCGGCTCTATGCCCTTTCTCATGCGCTCCATGTGCAGTAATTCATTCAGGCGGTGTATTTCGTTTTTCTGCTCCATCACCTGTTGTCTCAG